TTAGATCCGTGTCTTCAATGTATAGAGTAAATCCAGTGCCCGACGAGGTGTCAGGTCGTCCAGATCGAGCTTGGCCAGTTCATCGAGCACCGGATGCGGCAGGCTGGCGAACAGGTCGCTTTGCTGCGGTGCGGCCGGTTTGCCTTTGGTCGGGCGCGGCGCTTCGTGGGGCAGGCTGGTGGTTTCCAGGCGGCTCAGGTGCTCGCGGGCACGGGTAATGACTTCACTTGGCACGCCGGCCAGTTGCGCCACCGCCAGGCCGTAGCTCTGGCTGGCCGGGCCGGGCAGCACGTGGTGCAGGAAGACGATGCGTTCGTTGTGCTCGGTGGCATTGAGGTGGACGTTGGCCACCAAAGGCTGGCTTTCCGGCAACACGGTGAGTTCGAAATAATGGGTGGCGAACAGCGTGTAGGCCCGCAGGTGCGCGAGGCGTTCGGCCGCTGCCCAGGCCAGGGACAAGCCGTCGAAGGTGCTGGTGCCGCGTCCGACTTCGTCCATCAGCACCAGGCTGCGTTCGGTGGCGTTGTGCAGAATGTTCGCGGTTTCGCTCATTTCCACCATGAACGTCGAACGTCCACCGGCCAGGTCGTCGCTGGAGCCGATGCGGGTGAAGATCCGGTCCACCAAGGACAATTCGCAGCTGGCCGCCGGAACGAAGCTGCCAATATGGGCCAGCAGCACGATCAACGCGGTTTGGCGCATGTAGGTGGATTTACCGCCCATGTTCGGGCCGGTGATCACCAGCATGCGGGTGTTGTCGTCCAGGCTCAGGTCGTTGGCCACGAACGGCGTGGTCAGTACTTGCTCGACCACCGGGTGACGACCCTGGCTGATGCGCATGCACGGCTCACTGACGAAGCGCGGGCAATTGAGGTCCAGGTTCAGCGCGCGTTCGGCCAGGTTGCTCAGCACATCCAGTTCCGCTAGGGCGCCAGCAGTGTCCTGTAACGGCGGCAGTTGGCTGATCAGGTCTTCGAGCAACGCTTCATAGAGCATCTTTTCCCGGGCCAGGGCGCGGCTCTTGGCCGACAGCGCCTTGTCTTCGAACGCCTTGAGTTCCGGGGTGATGAAACGCTCGGCGCCCTTGAGGGTCTGGCGGCGAACATAATCGGCTGGTGCCTGTTCGGCCTGCTTGCTCGGCAATTCGATGAAATAACCGTGGATACGGTTGTAGCCGACCTTGAGGTTGGCAAGGCCGGTACGGGCTTTTTCCCGGGCTTCGAGGTCGATCAGGAACTGGCCGGCGTTCTCGCTCAGCGCTTGCAGCTCGTCGAGTTCGGCGTCGTAGCCGGTTTTCAGCACGCCACCGTCACGGATCACCGCGGGTGGGTTATCGATAATGGCTTTTTCCAGCAGCGCGGCCAGCTCCGGGTAGGTGCTGGTGGTGCGCGCCAGTTGCTGCAGGTGTGGCGCTTCGAGGTCGGTCATCGCCACCTGCAATTCGGGCAACGCGCCGAGGGCATCGCGCAGGCGCGCCAGGTCGCGGGGACGGGCGTTGCGCAAACCGATGCGGGCGAGAATCCGCTCGATGTCACCGATTTCCTTGAGCTGCGGTTGCAACTGCTCGAAGCGATAACGATCCAGCAGGCAGGTAATGGAGGACTGGCGCGCCAGCAGCACGGTCAAGTCCCGCAGCGGCCGATTCAACCAGCGTGTCAGCAGGCGGCTGCCCATGGCGGTCTGGCAGCGATCGACCACCGATTGCAAGGTGTTGTCGCGCCCGCCGGCCAGGTTGGTGTCCAGTTCCAGGTTGCGGCGGCTCGCGCCGTCCAGCACCACGGTGTCATCCAGGCGTTCGTGCCGCAGGCTGCGCAAGTGGGGCAGGGCGGTGCGCTGGGTTTCCTTGGCGTAGGCCAGCAGGCAACCGGCAGCGCCGATGGCCAGGGTCAGGTTCTCGCAACCGAAGCCCTTGAGGTCCTGGGTGGAAAACTGCTGGCAGAGACTTTTCAGCGCCGAATCACGCTCAAAATCCCACGGCGCCCGACGACGCACGCCACGGCGTTTTTCTGCCGGCAGGTCTTTGGGCCAGTCATCAGGAATTAAAAGCTCTACTGGATTGACCCGTTCCAGTTCCGCCAGCAGGTTTTCCCAGCCCTTGATTTCCAGTACCGAGAAGTTACCGCTGGTGATGTCCAGCACCGCCAGGCCGAACAGGCGTTCATCGCCCAGCACTGCGGCGATCAGGTTGTCCCGGCGTTCATCCAGCAAGGCTTCGTCACTGACCGTGCCTGGGGTGATGATCCGCACGACTTGGCGTTCCACCGGGCCCTTGCTGGTGGCCGGGTCGCCGACTTGTTCGCAGATCACCACGGATTCGCCGAGCTTGACCAGCTTCGCCAGGTAACCTTCTGCCGCGTGGTAAGGAATCCCGCACATCGGAATGGCCATGCCCGCCGATTGCCCACGTGCCGTCAGGGTGATGTCCAACAGCTTGGCGGCCTTCTTTGCGTCCTCGTAGAAGATTTCGTAGAAGTCGCCCATGCGGTAGAACATCAGCTGATCGGGGTGCTGGTTCTTCAGGCGCCAGTATTGCTGCATCATCGGCGTGTGGCTGGAGAGGTCGTTCACGGCGGTATTCATGGGTGTCAGGCAAGCTCGTTGAAAGGTGTGGGGCAAAAGGAGGGGCATTGGCCCGGCTTTTCCGCGATGGGCGCAAGGTTAACATGGGTGGTCTGTGCTACCCATATGTGAGTGGTTTTTGGGATTGGGGACTTATCCGTTTTTTCGGTAACGGCTGCTTAGGGTTCCGCCCTGACGGCGGCTCACTTTTGAAAAGCTCGGAAGCCGGCCCAGTCAAAAGTAAGCAAAACGCTTTTGCCCCACCACTTGGTGCCTCGCCTAGGCTCGGCATGCCTGAACGAAGGCATTGCTCCGTGGGCCGCCGCGAAGGGCCATTCATGGCCCAGCGCGGCTAACCCGGCATCCATGCCGGGTTGCCCACTGCGCAATACCTTCGTTCAGCCAGCGTGGTTAACGGGGCGCCCGAGATCAACGTCCACCGCGAGGCGGCCTGATAGCCGACCTGGCTCTCCCGGTCGTACACCCATCAGAACTGTGGGAGCAAAGCTTGCTCGCGATGGCGGTGGCTCAGTCACATGGATGTTGGGTTTGCTGGCCTCATCGCGAGCAAGCTTTGCTCCCACAGGTGATCCTGGGTGTCCATGAGTTCTGTGTTCACTGCGGCCCATTGTGGGAGCGAGCCTGCTCGCGAAGGCGGCCTGACAGTCGGCCTGTCTTTCCGGCTGTACCCGATCAAATTGTGGGAGCGAGCTTGCTCGCGATGACGGCAGCCAATACAACTTAGTTGTCACTGGACTACCGCTATCGCGAGCAAGCTCGCTCCCACATTGATTGCTCGGGCTTCTCTTAGGTCTCGGCTTGCATCATGGATGCCTACCTCGGTTCAACCACATCCAGCGCCCGATTCGCCAGCAACTGGCTCAGCTCGATCATCTGTTGAACCCCCAGCAAGATATTCCGTCGCGAGCCCTTCAGGTCGAATGCCAGGTCGCTGACCATGGCGTTGGCCGAGGCCAGGGTTTCGCTGAGGTTGGCGAGCAGGCATTCGGCGTCGATGTTGGGGGCGATGATGAAAAGGGTGTCGGGTGTGTCGCAGGTTTCTTTGTCGGCTTTCGGCTTGAGGTAATAGTCCAGGGCGCGGGTGGCCGCGTCGTCGAGTTTCTTGGCGTTGGCCGATTGGCTGCGGGAGACGTGATCGTCTGGGGGATTTGGAGTGTTCTTCGGCATTCTATGGATCCTTGAAGTTGAGCCACCACTCACTCGCGACTAAACGAGGGGCGGCAGCTGTACGCAGGTTAGTCGACCGGGGATCCAAGAAACCGGCGCGCCCGAGGGCGCCCTGCGCACAGCTACCATCAAGTGCAGGAATAGAAGTACCTGACTGAATGGAGCAATGAGCACCTTGGAATACCGAGCGACTAAACCCGATCACTGATGGGCAGTGACAGGATCAAAAGTACCGAGGGGCCCCAAGGCGCACAAGCCGGCGGATTCTGGCGTAGTTGTAGGCAGAGGCGCAAGGCAACGTAGCCTTGTGTTGCGCAGTTGAAGGACGCGATTGGAGTCTTTTCTTAGGGGCCTGTAGGGCAAATCCCGGGCGGGAGAGTTTGGCTTTTGTAGGAGCTGGCGAAGCCTGCGATCTTTTGATCTTTCGCTTGAGATTCAAGTGTCTGGGGAAAGATCGCAGCCTCGTTGCACTCGACAGCTCCTACACATTGCATATTTATGCAAAACAGCATTTGTCTTCTGCGAAAAGAACAAGCACTATGCGCGTTATGCAAAAACGCAACGTTTCTACCGTATTAAGAGCATTGCTCGATCAGCACGGGATCTCCCCCACGGAGCTTCACCGGCGTACCGGCGTGCCTCAGTCCACCCTCTCGCGGATCCTCAGCGGCAAGATTGTCGACCCTTCGGATAAACACATCTCGAAGATCGCCGAATACTTCGCCGTGAGCACCGACCAGTTGCGCGGGCGCGCGGACGTTGTGCTCGTCGGCAATGCCCGCCGCGATGAGCCGCACTCCGAACTCAAGGACATAAGCCTGTGGGACGACGAAACACCGGTCGAAGAAGACGAAGTGTCGGTCCCTTTTCTGCGCGAGGTTGAATTGGCTGCTGGATCAGGAAGATTCGTCATCGAGGAAAGCGAGCGCTCAAGCCTGCGCTTTGGCAAGCGCAGCCTGCGCCATAATGGCGTGCAGTTCGACCAGGCCAAGTGCGTGACGGTGCGCGGCAACAGCATGTTGCCAGTGCTGCGCGACGGGGCCACGGTTGGGGTGAACGCAGGCAAGTGTGGGATCGGCGACATTGTCGACGGCGACCTCTACGCCATCAATCACAACGGCCAACTGCGGGTGAAGCAGCTTTACCGCTTGCCCACCGGCATTCGCCTGCGCAGCTTCAACCGCGATGAGCATCCGGATGAGGACTACACCTTCCAGGAAATGCAGGACGAGCAAATCGTCATCCTCGGTCACGTCTTCTGGTGGGGCATGTACGCCCGTTAACCCCTCCGCTGTCAGATAAAACCCGCCGCCGTGCGGGTTTTTTTTCGCCTCCTGAAAAGCCGCAACCCCCGTGTTCCCGAGGGTTTCATGCATTTGCGCATTGGTCGCGCATAAATAAATGCATTTACGCATTGACTGTATATGCATCCATGCATATTCTGTGTCCAAGCCGCTCGACAAAGCGGCTGGCAACGAAGCTCTTTAGTTCCACCAACAGGCAGCGATGAACCGGCCTTAACGGTTCAGAGGGTTGGCAACTGACCCGGGTGTGCAGCGTAAAGCACCAGAAGCAGTTATCCGGCGGGCAGGGACCGCGGTCGGAGGAACAATTTGAATGGATCCGTACCGCGCCAGTCGCGCCGAAAGATCAAGCGCATTACTGAAAAGCCTGGGCAACCGGGCTTTTTGGAATGCCTGTGCCGCGAGGCACTTCAAACCGCCGCCAATGGGAGGGCTTTCGATGCTGAAGGATTTCAGATGCGGTCACTGCAAAAGACTTCTGGCCCGCATGGGCGAGAACACCGAACTCCAGATCAAGTGTTCCCGATGCGGAGCGTTGAATCATGTGAAGGCCGTTGAGCCTCGAGTGATCGCCAGAGAGCGAGATGAGCGCTGTTGATCAACCGCGCGATCAATCAATAACTCAAGAGGTGAATCATGAATCGTTTCAAGAAATACGTCGCCCCACTGTTGCTGTCCATTGCGCTGCTCGGCGTTGGGAGCAAGGCTAGCGCCGCCAACCTTCTGCTCAACGGTAGCTTCGAACAGCCAGGCTGCAGCGGCAGTTGCATCCTCGATACTCCGGCGAAAGCCAACTTCATCACCGGTTGGACGACGTTTTTGTCCGGTGCCGAGTACTTCAATATGCCCGCCTCGATCGGGGGTTCCGTGGCTGCGGATGGCGTTGTGATTGTCGACCTGGCCAATTATGTCTATGGCAACGGCGGTGGTATCCAGCAGAACTTCGCCACCGCGGTCGGCGCCAAGTACCGTTTGACCTTCAGCGCGGGTAATTCGCGCTACGCCAGCCGCTCCGGCGACGGCACCATCCAAGTCAAGGTGGCGGGGCAGAGTGTCACCTTCAACACGCCGTCGGCGAAAGGTACCGCGGTGGAGTGGAGCACCATCACGTATGACTTCACGGCCACTTCGGCTCAAACGACTTTGGCGTTCTCCAATGAGCAGAACCCTTACGCCAACTTCGCCTTCATCGACAACGTCATCGTGGAGCCACTGTAAAACATCGTTTGCCCTGCGAAGCCCCGCCGCCCCCAAGCAATCATCCATCACCCCAGGAAACGAGACATGACAAACGAGCAACAAGCGTTGCTGGACATGCCGATCTGGCTGGTCATCGTGCTCGCCCTGGTGGGCGGGGTGTCCGGCGAGATGTGGCGCGCAGACAAGGAGGGCGCCCGTGGCTGGTCGTTATTGCGGCGCCTGGCCTTGCGCTCCGGTGCCTGCGTGGTCTGCGGCGTATCGGCAACCATGCTTTTGTACGCCCTCGGCATGTCGATCTGGAGCGCCTGCGCCTTGGGTTGCCTGACCGCCATGGCTGGCGCCGATGTGGCGATCGGTCTTTACGAGCGCTGGGTCGCCAAGCGGATCGGCGTTTGCGAAGTCCCTCCGCGGGACGTTCCTCCCGACCAGCAGTGAAGCGACAGCGCTGATCCATACCAAAGGAGGCGATCAATGCCTGCCCTTATCGAAAAACCGTCGCAGTTGTGCTCGGCCATTGCCCAGACGCTGCGCGCCATTTATCCCGCCTTGAAAGTCGGCAGCCCCCAGGATTTCGATGGCACCGACGATCAACCCTGGGTGCTGATTGCCCTTGAGCGTGATGCGCCCGGTAACCGCGCCAATGACGGGCGTATCGCTCATGTCCTGACGGTTTCCTTGCAAGTGGTCATGGCCGTTCCAGGATGGGATGCCTGCGATCTGGCCGGGGAGTTGAAACACCTGGTCATGGATAACCGCTGGGGGCTATCGGGCGATCAATGCGACCTGCCCACGGAGCTCGATGGCCTGCCATCCACGTTCATTAACCCGGCGCGGGCGTACACCGCCTGGACCCTTTCCTTCAACCAAACCCTGTACTTGGGCCCGACGCTGTTGGAAGACCCGCTGGGCATCCCGAAGTTTGCCCGTACCTGGGAAGTGTCGAACATCGACGACCCGGACCAATACACCGCACTCGAGGGCTGACCCATGTTTGATGCGCTGTTACGGATGCATCTGGGGCCGATCATCGAGCGTCTGGCGCAGATGGAAACCGAGCTGGAAGACATGCATCGGCGGGCGGAGAGTTTCTGCCGCATCGGCGTTTGCCAGGAAGTCGACGCGGCCAGCAATACCTGCAAAGTCAGCCATGGCGGACTGCTAACCCCGGCGATCCGCTTTTTCAACCCGAGTGCCGGGGCCCAGAGCGAGTCGCGGATTCCGTCCGTGGGTGAGCAATGCCTGTTGCTCAACCATGGCGGCGGCGAGAGCGGCGGGCAGGCGGTGGCGTTGTTCGGCCTCAACGGTGGTCAGTTCCCGCCCGTCTCGACCCAGGCCTCGCTGACGCGGCGCCTCTATCAGGACGGTACGGAAAACGGCTACGACCACGCCAGCCATGTCCTGCACTGGCAAAACGGCCCGGCGGCGTTCAGCGGTTCTCGTGAAGCCCTGCAGTTGAACATTGGCCCGTCGCGGCTGGCGATGACACCCGAGGTCATCGAATTGCAAGTCGGCGCCGTCGGCATTCGGCTCGACGCCTCCGGTGTGCACCTGAGCGGCCCGGTAGTGGATCACCAGGGACGCGTCATCAGTACCGCATAAGAGATTTCCTCATGATTGGAATCGATCGAAACACCGGCGCCACGGTCGACGACTGGCTGCAGTTCGTGCAGCGCGCCACCCGTGCATTGACCACGCCGTTGGGCACTCGCCAGAAGCGCCCGTTGTATGGCTGCGCACTCACGCAGTTGCTGGGGCAGAACCTCGGTGACGACCTGCTGATCCTTGCCCAGAGCCACGCGGCCCAAGCGTTCTACAACCCGGATAACGGCATCGATGATTTCGAGCCGCAGGTCATTGTCGCCAGCCGACAGGGGGCCGGATTGTTGTTGCGTTTCGCCGGCACCTGGAAAAACCGCAAACAGACTTTCGAGGTGGTGACATGAGCATGTTGATACCCGGCCAGAACCAACTGGCCGAACCGGCCATCGTCACCGTCGAAGCGTTTGAGGACCTGCTCGCCGAATTCAAGACCTTCGTGGTCGAGTACGTCGGCGCACGCTCTCCCGCCAGCGCGGCGAAGCTGGTGGACAGCCTCGAAAACGAAAGTGAACTGCTGACCCTGGCCCTTGAGGCGTTCTGCGTCCGACTGCAAACCCACGAACGCAAATACAACGCCCGCATCAAGCAGATGTTGGCGTGGTGGGCCACGGGCACCAACCTCGACGCTCGCCTCGCGGACATGGGCCTTGAGCGTCAGTTGCTCGATCCGGGCGATCCGGCGGCATTCCCGCCCATCCCCGCGGTCTACGAGAGCGATGACGATGCGCGGTTGCGCTACTACCTGGCGCCCCATGCCCCGGCGGCCGGATCGCGCATGCAGTATCGGCGGGAGATTTTTACCTTGGGTGAACGGCCGGTGGTGAAGGTGGAAAACGCCTCGGCGGGTGTGGTGACGGTCACCTACACCTTCGACCCGGATGGTCATGCGGCGCAGGTCAAGGACGGTAATGGGCGTCGCACGGCACCGGGCGAAGTCACGGTCACAGTGCTGTCCCGTGACGGCGACGGCACGCCGACCGAGGCACTGCTCGACGGTGTTCGCCAGCATTTCGCCCGGCCGGATGTACGCCCGGAAACGGACCTGGTCATCGTCCAGGCCGCGCAGATCAAACCTTACAAAATCCGCGTCGTGGCGAAGATCAAAGCCGGCCCGGATTCAGGCTTGACCCAGGTTGCCGCCGAGCAGCAGTTGCAGGCGTATGCCGAGGCGTGTCATCGCCTGGAAGGGCGGGTGGATCCGAGCTGGATCGACTACACGCTGCACAGCGCGGGCGCGGTTCAGCTGCAGATTCTCGAACCGCTTGCGCCGATTGTGACGACGGCTTTTCAAGCCCCGTACTGCACGGGCATCGAGGTCGAGGTGGATACGTTATGAGTGACGACACACCTCGCCCGAGCCTGCTGCCGGTCAACAGTTCACCGCTGGAAAGGGCACTGGATCTGGGGTTCGCGCGGTTGCTCGAACGCATCGATCCGCCGTTTCCCGAGCTGATGAACCCGGCGACCACGCCCTTGGCGTTCCTGCCGTATCTCGCGGCGGATCGTGGGGTCAACGAGTGGAGCTCCGCGGCGTCCGAGGCGGAAAAGCGCCTGACCGTTGAACTCGCCTGGCCTACCGCCCGGCAGGCCGGGACGCGAAAGGCGCTGGAAAATGCCGCCAAGGGTTTGCAACTGATGCCTGAGGTGCGCGCCTGGTATGAGCAAACACCCCCTGGCCCGCCCTACAGTTTTTCCGTCAGGGCATTTACCGAGCAGCCCTACAGCGAAGAAATCGACGCCCGTCTCGACCGTCGCCTGGCGGAGGCCAAAAGCGAGCGCGACACCTTGAAGGTGTCTGTCGGCTTGAGCGCCTTCGGCCGTCACGTCATCGGCGCCGCCACGCTGTGCGGCGAACTGACCACGGTTTATCCGATCGTCATCGAAGGGCTGGAAACCTCGGGCCAGGCCTTCATGGCCGCCGGACTCTACACCGTCGAAACCTCCACTATTTATCCACAGGGGTCCTAAATGGCCGACTACTACACCCTACTCACCGATGCGGGGATCGCCTACGAAACCGCCTGCAAGGCGGCGGGCACACCGATCAAGCTGTCGCAGATTTCCGTCGGTGACGGCGGCGGCGCAGAATACAACCCGGCTGCAACGGCGACGGCACTCAAGCGCGAAGTCTGGCGCGGGCCGCTCAATGCGTTGTTCCAGGATGAAAACAACCCGAGCTGGCTGCTGGCCGAGGTCACCATCCCCTCCGATGTGGGCGGCTGGTATGTGCGTGAGGCCGGGATCTGGACCGATACCGGGATCCTGTACGCGATTGTCAAATATCCGGAGTCGTTCAAACCGGTGTTGGCGACGTCCGGTTCGGGCAAAGAGTTCTACATTCGATCGATCTTCGAGACCAGCAATGCTGAGCTGGTGACGCTGCTGATTGACGACACGGTGGTCAAGGCGACGCGGGCCTGGGTTGCAAGTTACGTTGCTGATGAGCTTGCCAAGCTCGACAGGAAGCAGTCGGTGCGGGTGGCGACGACGGCCAACATTGTCTTGAGTGGCGCGCAGGCGATAGATGGTATTGCGGTGATCGCCGGAAATCGGGTCCTGGTCAAGTCCCAGACCTTGGCAAAGGACAACGGTATTTACGTGGCCGCGAACGGCGCTTGGGTTCGGGCAAAGGATGCCGATGCGAGTGCGGAAGTGACTTCGGGTTTGATTGTCTCGGTGGAGGAGGGCGCGACGCTTGGCAACACGATCTGGCAGTTGATTACCGATGGTGTGATTGTGCTGGGCACTACGGCGTTGGCGTTTCAGAACATCACGCAGGGGTTTGCGCCGCTCAATTCGCCGGTGTTGGTTAATCCGACGGCCAACACGCCGGCGCTATTCGACAATACGAAGTCGATCGCGACGACTGAATACGTCATGCGCGCCAGCGGTAACTATCGTGGTTTTACCAACGCGACGGCAGCGGCCACGTTGACGGCGGCTGCCGCTGGCACGCTGGTTACGGCCATCGGGTCGTTCACGCTCACCCTGCCGTTGGTCAATGCTTTACCTTACGGCGGTGCGATCCACTTTCGTAATATCGGCAGCGGCGTTGTCACTGTCGTTTGTGCTGGCGCTGACAGCATAAACTCGGGTGCCGGACAGATTACGAGTATTGAGTTGCAAGTAGGTGCCTCTCTGGAGCTGACCGGTAATGGTGCGAGCTCCTGGTGGGCTGCGGGATCCGCGCAATTGCAATACTCCAAGGTATTTGGCGCCACGCCGGCGCAATTCGACAGCAGTAAGTTGCTGGCCACGACCGAGTTTGTGAAGCGAATGGGGGTCGAATGGTCGGGGTTCACCTCAGTCAGCGCCAGCACAGTGCTGGGAAACTCAAGCGCCGGCGGCATCGTCAGTGCGTCATCTTCGACGGCAATCAACGTTACCTTGCCGCCCACCGGACCAGTGGGGCAAGGAGCCATGATCGTGGTGCTGAGTGGTGGAGCCGGAGCCGTCACGCTTCTTGCTTCGGCTGGCGATGGCATGACGAATTCAAGCGGTAGCGCAATAACGATTGTTTTGGGGCAAGGTGATTCAGCGCTACTGACTAGAGCCTCCGGAGAATGGCGCTTGATTGGTGGGACAGTGGCTACGCGGTATTCGGCTACTTTCGCCGCAACTTTTGGATATACCGCCAATCAGGTATTGCCGAGCGGTTGGATGTTCAAAATCGGACACGCATCAACCGATGTAGCGACAGGAACAGTGCCGGTAACGTTTCCCGTCGCCTTCCCAACAGCCTGCATGTACGTGGGGGCAATCTATGCCGGGGCTACTTCCGCAACGAGTCCATCCGTTTGTCAATCCGGAATACCGACCCGTACAGGTTTTACGGGCTACATCACTAATGTGGCTGGCAATAACTCTGCTGTCACTGTGGGTGGTTACAACTGGCTAGCCATCGGCTATTGAGGCGACTATGTACGCAAAATGGATTGAAGAAGACGGTCGATTTGCCTTCGAGTTAATTGATAACGGTGGCATTGAGATATCCGATGAAGATCATGCGGCGCTCTTTGAACCGCGACAGGAGGGGAAGATCATCGGCAGGGGGCCTGATGGTTATCCGCAATTGCAAGCCCCGCCGTTGCCGACGCCCGCTGAACTATCGCTCCTTGAGCGTGCCTGGCGGGATAGGCAGCTTTCACTGACTGATGGGAGGGTAGCGCGTCATCGTGATGAGCTGGAAGACGGGGTCGAAACCACGCTTTCGATTGAGCAATACGCTGAGCTGCAAGCGTATCGCCGGGCTCTACGTAATTGGCCTGAGGCTGGGGAGTTCCCGCTGAAGGAACATCGTCCGCTCGCACCGTCCTGGCTTGCTGAACAACTCCAATAAACGCCCCGCACCGACGGGGCGTTTTCTTATCCTTCAAAAACCAAAAGCCCCTTCTCAAGGGGCTTTTTCATATCTGGAGAAACACAAATGGCACCACGCCAAACCTACACCGTGCTCCTCCCATTCCCCACCGGGGGTGGTCACTGGTCGAGCGTCGGCCAGGAACTCGATCTGCTCGACGTCGAGGCCAACGCCTTGCGCAGCGCCGGTCGCCTGGAGCTGAAAAAAACCGAAGTCGTCGAACCGGCTTCTGTGTCCATCCCGGCCAAAAAGGCCGCCACCAAAAAGGCTGAATAACCATGGCTGAGGTTTTGAACTTCGAGCACAACGGCATTACCGTCAATGCCACCGAATCTCCCGAGGCCATGGGTGGCCTGGGTGACAACGTCATCGGGCTGGTCGGCACCGCGCCGAATGCCAACGCGCTGATTCCGAAAAACACCCCGTTCCGTATCAACAGCTTCACCACCCAGGCCCAGTTGGACCCGACCGGCGCCGAGGCGGGTACGCTGTTCCAGGCGGTTTACCAGATCCTCAAAGTGGTCAAGGTGCCGGTCTACGTGGTCATCGTCGAAGAGGGCGCGACACTGGCCGACACGCAGAACAATGTGATCGGCGGCATCGAGGCGCAGACCGGTCGCAAGCTGGGCCTGGCAGCGCTGAGTGGGGTTGCCGAAGACCTGACCATCATCGGCGCGCCGGGCTTCACCGGCACCAAGGCGGTGGCCAGCGAGTTCGCCTCGTTCGGCAAGCGCATCAAGGCCCGCGTGGTGCTCGATGGCAAGGACGCCTCGGTCGCCGATCAAGTGACCTACAGCCAGGAACTGGGCGGCGCGGACCTCGGTTTCGACCGTTGCCTGGTGGTGCACAACATGCCGGCGGTGTACTCCAAGGCCGCGAAGAAAAACGTCTTCCTGGCCCCGTCGAGCCTGGCTATCGCCGCCCTCGCCAAGGTCAAGCAATGGGAGAGCCCGGGCAACCAGGTCACCTACGCCGAAGACGTCTCGCGTACCGTCGAATACAACATTCTCGACACCTCCACCGAAGGCGATCTGCTCAACCGTTACGGCGTCAGCTACTACGCCCGGACCATCCTCGGCGGCTTCTCGCTGCTGGGCAACCGTTCCATCACCGGCAAGTTCATCAGCTACGTCGGCCTGGAAGATGCCATCAGCCGCAAGCTGGTGAAGGCCGGCCAGAAGGCCATGGCCAAGAACCTGACCAAGTCGTTCATGGACCAGGAGGTCAAGCGCATCAACGACTGGCTGCAAACCCTGGTCGCCGACGAAACCATCCCTGGCGGCAGCGTGTACCTGCATCCGGAATTGAACAGCGTCGAGAAGTACAAGAACGGCACCTGGTACGTGGTCATCGACTACGGCCGCTACGCGCCGAACGAACACATGATTTATCAACTCAATGCCCGCGATGAAATCATCGAGCAGTTCCTGGAGGACGTTCTCTAATGTTTACCAACCGCGTAAGACAGGCCATCGCGGCCACCCTGCAAGGCCTGCCGTTGTCGGCGACCGTAGAAGAGTTCACCCCGCCGAAGATCGAATTCGACATGGAAGAGATGCGCGGCGGCCGTTTCATTGGCGAGGAAATGGCCAAGGGCGGCAAGGTGCTGACGGCCAAGCTGACGCTGCAAGGTCTCGGTCCGGAAGTCATGCTGGCGCTGGGCGTGAGCGTGGGCGACGACATTCTGCTGAACGTGCGTGAAGCCGGCCAGGATCAGGACGGCAACACCTGGTTTACCTACCACACGGTGGGCGGCAAGTTGAAATCCCTCGAGGAAACTCTGCTGAAAATGGGCGAGAAACCCAAGACCAACCTGGAGCTGTCCTGCCGCACCTACAACCGCCTGGAAAACGGCGTCCCGGTGATCGACATCGACGTGCGCACCCAGAAGTTCGTGCTCAACGGTGTCGACATTCTCGGTGATGCGCGCCGTGCGGTGTTGTTGCCTTAAACCAATACCAATCCCTGTGGGAGCGAGCCTGCTCGCGATAGCGGTGTACAGACACCTCGATGCTGAATGCTCCGACGTCATCGCGAGCAGACTCGCTCCCACAGGTGGCGCGGCTTGATTTTCCGGTATTGCGCAACACCTTCCCAGTACCCACCAAGGAACCGATTTCATGTCCTGGATGCCTCCTACACACGAGCTGTTGTCGCCGATCACTGGTGACGATGGCTCGCAGATCGAGCAGCTCCCACTCAAACCACTGTTCTACGCCGCGCAGAAAGAAGCCCTGGCCCGTGCCGGTGATGATGAAGACGACCAGTTCTTCGAGCTGGCCAAACTGGCCACCGGCCTGTCGATCAAGGAACTCGATCAGCTCAAGCGCCCGGACTACGTCAGCGTTGCGCAATACGTGCACGAAATGTCCACGCGTCCGGCGTCGTACTTTCTGGATGACCCACAGGCCGATCCCGACCAGGTGCAACTGCTGCAACCGCTCGACGTCGCGGGCCGTAGCCTGACCGCGCTGACCCTGGAAATGCCGGTGCTGCGTGCGACCAAGGCGATGAAAAAACTGAAGACGGCCAAGGAACGCGCCGAGTTCATCACGGCCCATTGCACCGGCCTGATGATTCCCGATCTGGACCTGCTGACCGTGCCCGACTGGACACAACTTCAGGTGCGCATCGACGATTTTTTAAACAAACCGGCGGACTTCTTTCGGAGCGCGACATCGAAGTGATCCTCGATGTGGTGCCGCTCATTTACTCGGTAAGTGAGGCGGAAATCCTGGAGTGGGACGCCGGCAAGGCCTTGCGCCGCTACGACATCGCGATCACTCGCCTTGGCGTGAAACAGGAGTAGAGCGGGATGGCGGACGATAGATATTCGCTCAAGTACGCAACCTTCAATGAGCCTGGGTTGGCGTTCGGTAATACCAGCCTCACCAGTGGCGTGTCGGCACAAGGCGCGTTTGCCAGAGATCAACTGGCGAGCCTCGATCTGGCGCTGGAAACACTCGGGCTCAAGCTCGGGCTGCTGACCACGGCGATCGAGTCGCTGACCGTGAAGCTTTCGGCGCAACGATTGTTTTCTCAAACGATGGGCGCCGACGTCAAGGGCGAGTCGGCCGGTGGGCCAAAGAGCAAACCGAGTGGCGGTATCGAACCGCCGGCGCTGCTCAAACCTGCGATAGCGATGGATTTGGCCATGGCCGATCTGAAGCAGGCCGGCCAATTCACGCCTCGCCAGATTGCAGAGATGGCAGAACCAACCCAGCGTATCGCCAGTGCGCCATTGGTGGCGGCCGGCGGGACCACGGCGGTTGAGTTAGTGAGGATGGAAAGTCTGGCGGCCAGGGCGGGAATCGGCAGCGACCTGCCCAATGCCTCGGACCGGCAATTGGCACTGTTGCGCTTCGCCAGTGATGCGGGCGTCACAGCATCGACGTTCAAAATGCCGGCCATGGAAGCCGCTGAAATGGTGCTCGGCTGGCGCACTTCCATGAAGCTCAGTGCAGAGAAAGCATTTGATCTGGCGGATGCAACCAACCACCTGAGCAAGATTCCCGGTGGTGCGAAAGCGAGTGAGATCGGCACAGTGCTGCAGCGTGACGGTGCAGCTGCGACCTCGGCGGGCCTGCAGCCTGCCCAAGCTGCGGCACTGACGGCGGCACTTCTCAATACCGGCGCACAACAAGCTGAAGCGGGTGTGGCGCTCGATCACTTCACGACCGCTTTAGGCAAGGGCGATCAGGCCTCGGCGACCGAGCAAGCGGCCTGGAAGCAACTGGGGCTTGATCCCAAAGAGGTAGCGAGCGGCTTGCGTGACAAGGACGCCGCGCCGGGGACAGTCATGTCGGTCCTGGCGGCCTTGAACGCGCAGCCGGCCGAAAAACGCTCGACCCTGGCCTCTTCGCTGTTTGGCACTGGGGATGCGGCGGTACTGCGCATGTCGCAGAAACTCGACGATGTGAACGCGGCGTTCTGGCAGGTGAAAGACCCAGGCCAATACGCTACATCGCAATTGGGTAACAACGGTTCGGTGCGGCAGGACGCGTTGGCGCTGTCGAACACCCGTCAGGGTCAACTGAACGTCCTCGACGCCCGCAGCGAGCGTTTGTCGGTGGCCACGGGAAATGCCCTGATGCCCTCGGCGGATACCTCGTTCCAGTGGCTGGGTTCGCTGGCCGATGGCATGAGTGAGTTGGCTGAGTCCTCACCTAAAGCCGCCGCAGCCATCGTATTGATTGGCGCAGCGATCAAACCGCTGGTGGGCGCGTTGCTCAAGGCTGTAGGGGATGAGATGTCCAATCAGGTGGCCAAGCGGGTGTTAGGTAGGGCTGCTCCGCACCTTCCCGGCCGATTGGGTGAGGTGATCTCCGAAGATTTCAGAAATCCTCGTGTGAACAAGCTGGATACAAGCAATGCAAACCAGCGTCCCGAATCCACGAGCAGGCCGAAAATACGTGTCAGTACAGGAGGCTCACTGGGAGACGCAGGGCATTTTTCATTCGGGCCAACCGCCTCGTTACGCTCGATGACTCGCAGGGCGCCCGGTCCATTGAAAGTAGTCGGCGCCGTCGCTGATGTGGCCGAGGGTGTGCTGACCGGCGACAAACGAATGATGGGCGCAGGCCTGGGCGCCGCAGGTGGCGGCTGGGCAGGCGCTGCTGCGGGATCTGCGGCCGGTGCCGCTTTGGGGAGTGTTGTTCCGCTGCTCGGCACTGCCATTGGTGGTCTGATTGGCGGACTGCTGGGCGGCTGGTTGGGGAGCGATGCCGGCGCGTCCCTGGGTGAGAAGCTTGTCGCCCCCGCCGACAGACTCGCCGCTCCAGACCAGGTCAGCAAGGAGCTGGCCAGCACCCAGACAACCACGCAACAGAACACCATGACCGCAAACATCTACATCAACGGCCAGGACCAGGCCAGCGCGAGTCAGTTGGCCAACCTGGTCGTGCAGCAGCTCTCGGGCCAATTCGGCTTGACGACCATGCCCAACTCACTCGCCATGCGCAGTGACGCGGCCCTGACCGACGGAGGTACCTGATGCGTCAGCAAATGGCACTCGGCAGTTTCATTTTCGGCCTGTCGAGAAACTTTGCGTACCACAGCCTGGTACGCACCTCGGACGGTGGCTGGAAGAGCATCGACATCCTCACCAGCAAACCCAAGTCCAGCCAGGTCGGCCAAGGCCTGCAAGGGCTGACGATCACCGGCAAGTCGATGTACGCGACCGCCATGGATCGCCTCGATGAGTTGCGCGCCTTGCAGGCGCAGCGCGTGCCCGTGCCGTTGGTTGACGGCATCGGTCGCAACTGGGGCTTGTGGCAGATCAACAAGGTGACGGAAACCCAGACCGAGATCATCGATGACGGTACGGCGATGGTGGTCGGCTGGGTGGTTGAATTGACGGAGTTCGCCAATGCGTAGGGTTCGGAGTATCGCCGGTGATTCGGTGAATCTGTTGCTGTACCGCGAGCTTGAGCGTTGTGACGATATCGTCGAGGAGGCGCTCTGGCTACTCAATCCGAGCTTGGCTGAATGGGGCCCGGTATTGCCTGCGGGTGTCTGGGTGGTCCTGCCGGAAGTGGATCTCAAACCTGTTGCACCCACACCGGTTTCGGCCTGGGATTAAGGAGGCAACATGTCACTGGGTTTCACGCCTGCGGTGGAAATTTATGGTGCGAACGCCGCACTGCTCAACGAACGCCTGCTCAAGTGGGAGCATGTCGACGCGGCGGGTATCGAGTCCGATCAGCTGACGCTCACCATCAGCCTGGACGGTCTGGAAGGGTTGCCCAGCCTGGGCGGGAAGATCGGTCTGCGGGTCGGTTATCTGGAGTCGGGGCTGGTGGATAAAGGCGAGTTCGTCATCACCCGGCGCACGCCGTTCCTGTTTCCGCTGCAACTCGTGCTGGTGGCCATGGCGGCGCCATTCAGTGCTGCGGACCAGACCGGGTTCAAGCAGCGCCGATCCGTCAGCCATGGCCCGACCACACTGGGGGCGCTGTTTCGTCAGTTGACCTCCAGGCACGGGTTTTCCCCCCGCGTGGCGCCGGACCTGTCGCTGATCAAAATCGAGCACATCGACCAGACCAACGAAACCGACATGGGTTTCCTCACGCGCCTGGCCCACCGTTATGACGCCGTCGCCAAGCCGATCAACGAGTTGTATGTGCTGGCTCGGCGCGGTCAGGCGAAGTCGTTGTCGGGCAAGGTCCTGCCCGAGATGAAATTGTCGGTGACGACGAATAATCGCCCGGGCGACCACGCCTTCATTTCGGCCAAGTTTGATGAAACCGCCCGGGCCAAGTACCAGGGCTGCAAGACCCGGTGGTGGGATGCGGCGGCCGGCAAGCTGAAGGTCGAGGAGAGCGGCATCGCGCCGTTCAAGACCCTGCGCCAGCGCTTCCAGAGCGCAGACGATGCCCGTGCCGCTGGAGAAGGCGAGGTACGCCGGATGGAGCGCGAAGCACTCAAGGTGACCATCGAGTGCCCTGGCAACCCGGGGCTGTCCGCCGAGGGCATCGTATTGCTGGATCCCACCTGGCCGGATTTCATGCGCGGTCGCTGGTCGATCGACAAGGTCACCGCCAGTGGCGACCGGGAAAAAAGCTACCGCTGCTTGATTCATGCAACCTGCCTGGATGCCAAGGCCTGACCCCAATCCCCTGTGGGGCTTGCTCGCGATTGCGATATGACATTCGACATCTCCATTGCCTGACACACCGCAATCGCGAGTCCCCCCGTTGGCCGGGCATTTCAATAACGTGTTTTCGATGACCTGAACATGGACCTTACGCAGCAGCAACTTATCAACATCATGCCCAACGCCCGCACCCAAGCGGGCGTTTTTATTTCCGCGCTGAACACCGCCATGTCCCACTATCGTATCGACACACCCAAACGCATGGGCGCGTTCCTGGCCCAGGTCGGTCATGAGTCGGGACAATTGCGTTATGTACGCGAGCTGGGCGGCGAGCAATACCTTAGCAAGTACGATACCGGAACCCTGGCTGTTCGCCTGGGCAACTCGCCCCAGGCTGACGGCGACGGGCAGAAGTATCGCGGCCGAGGACTGATCCAGATAACCGGCCGTGACAATTACCTTCGCTGCAGTCAGGGGCTGTTCGGCGACGAACGCCTGCTGGCCTTGCCTGAGCTTCTTGAACAGCCGCAATGGGCCAGCGAGTCCGCCGCTTGGTTCTGGGAGCAGAACGGCTTGAACGAACTGGCCGACCGCGATCAGTTCAACAGCATCACCCGGCGTATCAACGGCGGTTTGAACGGCTTGGAGGAGCGTCTGCAGCTCTGGGCCCGGGCGAAGGCGGTGTTATGCCAACCTTCGACCTGATGCCTTTTTCGTCTCGCGCCCTGGGCATTGTGGTGCTGCTCGCGCTGCTGGCCGGCGGTTCGGCGATGCTCGCGTGGCAGTTCCAGGACTGGCGTTACGGACAGCAGTTGGCCCGACTCGCACAGTCCCAGGCCGAGACGCTTAATCAAATGACCCAAGCGGCCGCGACGCAGCAAAAGGCCGAGCAAGACAAGCGCCTGGCCCTGGAGCAGCAGCTCGCCGCCAGCGAACAAACCCATTACAGAGCTTTGAACGATGCCCAACGTGACCAGGATCGTCTGCGCGATCGCCTTGCTACTGCCGATGTACGGCTGTCAGTCCTCCTCGACGCCGACGATGTTGCCGCCGGTTGTGCAGTGCCTGCCGCCTCCCGCGCCAGCGGCCTGGATCATGGCGCCCCACGCGCCCGACTTGACCCGGCGCATGCTCAACGAATTATCGCCATCACCGACGCCGGTGATCGCGGACTGATTGCCTTGCAGGCCTGTCAGGCCTATATCAGAGCGCTGGGTCGGTAA